ACAACTGACACAACTCTGACTGGCACCTATACAAACAGATTGAGACTTCCCAACAACTTCGCATCTCCTGCATCTCAATCCATCCAAGATGAGTTTGATACTCTGGGTCGTGAAGTGCTAGAAGTCTTGGCACCTAATCCTGATATCTTCAGAGACACTGGTGTCTTGATCTGGAAAAACCGCGACTATATTGCAGAAGAAGTTGCTGGATTCATTCTCAATAAGTATGAGATTGACCTCAATGGCACTGACACTCAATTCCTCGTCATGCCTGGTTATGGTCAACCATATTGCGAGAGAGATATTAAGCAATTCATTCTCCCTGCTGTAATTGCTGACCTCTGCACAGGTGGCACATACAACGTTGAAGCAGTTATTGATCAGTATCTGGATGACCAAGACAACGTGCTCCACGTTGAGCATGAGTTGAATCCAATGCTTGATGCATTCCATCATGCCAAGTATCTCACACAGAAAGCAGGTAACAACTTGCTCCTCTCCCCTGGTGAAGTTTCTGGTGACTTTGGTATTCCTGCATGGACACAAGATGATTATCATACACCTCTGTATACTGCCCGTGGCGCATACAGAGATGATACCATCACAATCGATGATGAAGGATATCCTCAGGATAGCGTTTCTAACTGGAATCGTTATAAGGATGCTACCAATGCAATCAAGGCAAATATTGATCTGATTGCACATGAGGCAGTCGAGACAATGAATGACATGTCTAAGTTTGCCCTATTCCAAATCAAGGGTGGTCCTGTTAACTGCACAGATGACGTTAAGGACATTCTTAATGCTCTTGCACATGACCTCAACTACAACTGTAATGAAAGGACATGGGATGCTGCAAACCTCTACGTTGAGACAGAGAATAATTCTCTGAAGCACATCGAAGATGATTGGGAAGCAACTGTCACTGTCATGAAACTCGTTAGAGACATGGCAACTGTGATGATGAGGAATGGTTTCGGTAGAGATTATATTCCTGGAAATGATCCTAATCAGGTCGATCCTGCTTCTTACGAGGCAAACCCCAAAGAGGAGATCTTCCAATCTTGTGGTGATGCTATTGATGCAAACATTCGTTGGATTGCTGAGCAAGCAGTTAAGGCAGGACAAACACAGTATCCTTCACTGAGTATTAACGGTGGAATTTACGGTGGACAGCAATATACTCCATCTACTGCAACTTACGATGCAGCAAGTGGTGAGATGATCATTACCATGGCAAGTCATGGTTTGGTTACAGGTAACAGAGTTACTGTTAGACCTGATTCTATTGGATTTACTTGCACACTTGATGGTAACACCGTTACCAACTACTACCCTCGTAAAGGAGACCCTGCATACACCACATCTAGATTGATCACTGCACATACCAATGATACGATTACGATCAACGTTGGCGCATCTCCTGCAGGTGAGCGATATACTCATACGTTTGTTGAAGCACATGCTGGTGCTGTTGTTGCTAACGGTAGCATCGATTGCGTCCATGACGTAACTGATATCCTCAGAGCATTGGTCTTCAACCTCAAGTATGGTGGAGATAACTATATCAACTGGGTATCTGAATTCTATACAACATACGGTGGATCTCTCGCCCACGTTACATCTCTGGCAACAGAGGTAAATTGGATTCTGGGAGAAGCGAAGAGACTGGTGAAGCGTGCAATGCGTGGTCAGATTATTACTAACGTTGCAGCATATAGCGGTGGCGTCCAGACATTCTCTGAGGCAGTCCCCAAACCTACTACGGTGCTTCGCAATTCAGAAGTTGATGATGGTATCATCCTTGGTGGAAACTACAATAACACCGTTACTCGCACATTCACTAACGGCACAAACAACATTGCAAGTGGACCTTCTTCCTCGACTGGTATTACCAATGATGAAGATCTGGTTTGTAGTTGTGTAACAGTGCTTCCTGCTGGCACACCTAGCGATGGCGTCCTCTGGGAGCTTGGTGACAATAGTGCTGGTGCATACATCGGTATCAGAGACAGCGGCACATACCTCCGTCTCCGTGCTGGTAATGGTGCTAACTCCTATGCAGGTGGTGCATCTACTAATGCTGACCCTGGTCTTGCACTTCTTGACGTGCCTGTTTCTAATCTGTCGGACTACTTCGATGGTGGTGAGCATGAGATCACTTGGGAGATTAGAATTGGTGGCACAGTTGCTGCTGGATCTGGTCGTGTCAAACTCTGGATTGATGGTAATGAAATCGGTGAATCTTCAACTCCTGGTGTAAGCGTTGGTCTTTATGAGGCAGGTGGATTGCTGGCAGGCACCAATGTTGGCGGTTTTGCCGCTACGGCAGGTGCTGTGCCACAGGGCGAATCAACAACAGCATGGGCATACACAACTGGTGATTTGTCTTACTGGAGATCACGTCTGGTTGATCCTGTATACACAGGTAGTGAGTCTGATGACGTTGCAACTGAGATTGATACTCTGATGGCACTGGTTACAGACGCGATCAGCAATCCTGGTAACGTTGCAAACCGCACTGGCACTCTGCCTAAGATCTGGCCTATTAAGTATACGCCTGATATTGCAGTCAGAGACGTAACTCTAACCTATGACGCCTCTGCTGGTGATTGGAATCAGACTTGTGCTGAAGTTGCTTCTGGTATCGATACTCTGATCGATATCTACATCGAGACAATCGAGCAAGCAGCAAATACGAATACTAATGCTTTGGCAAGTATCGTTAGGACAACTAGATCTACAAACTACACAAATAGTGAGTATCAACAGGGCACTTGTGAAGGACCACAATCTGCGATTGACACCTTGTTTGACATCATGGTTGATACTCTTGGCGGTGGATTAAATACCGACAAGACTATCGCTAACATGCTGCTCTTTAACAAAGATGCTATCGCACAGAGAGCGTTTGATGAGACTGTGACTTACTACGGCACCACTAACATGACCGTGGACTTCTGTGCTGACATCCTTAAGGCAGTCAGATATGACATGATCACTGGCGGTAACGCAGGTGCATTTAGACTGGTCCAAAACTGGTTTGACGGTGAAGGTAACTTCATTGCATTCCAAGATGTGTCTCGCACACACTTGATTTACGCAAACACTCGCGTGCGTGAGTATGTCAAGTCTGTGTTGTATCAGTTGGTTGAAGATCCAGGTTGGGCAACCTACAACACCTATCAGTTAGGTATCAATGGTCGCTTGGATTACAACCGTGAGGCATCTGAATTTATCATTGACTCCTCAATCAACTGTATTGAGTATTCACTAGAAACATCTAACTTCCCAACAGAAGGTAGCGTTACTTGGGTCCCAAGTAGCGATGCAGTTAACATCAATACCAAGTATGAGTTAGGATTCGATTACAACACCGATCCTGCTCTGGTTACTCTTACTCCTATCGTCCCCGTTGGTTTCGACCGCGCTGAATATAGAGTCAGAATTAACCGCGTTAACTCCTTCCGTCGTGGTGACATCCTCCAGTATATCCCAGCATCTGAGACTTCAGTCGCAGCATTTACTGGTCAAACTTACTGGTATGTGATGACTGCAACTCCTCAATGGTTTGAGGTTGGTGCTCACTACATGCACGATGGTAGATTTAGAAGAGTTGAAGTTAACACTGCCAACACTGGTCAGCAGATCTTCTCTGTCGTCAGACGTACTGGCATTAATAGATCTACTCCTCTCTTCCCAGCAGATCCTTCACAGACTCCTATCCAGGGTGGATTCAACCCCGCAGATGTTATCTACGGCACCACTTCTGAGTCCTCTTCTGAAATTGGTAGCGTCTCGCTCAACCAAGCAGAGATCAATAGACTCTATACTCGTTTCGAGTTGGATAACGTCAGCACAAATCTTGGAGTTTATGAAAACTTCATTAACGGTGAAGTTATTAGAGTCAATGGAAACCCAGTAATCAATGGTCAATGTCTGCAGACAGGTCTCACAAATAATGATGGAGAAAACTTCCTCAACTTGGTTTCTGTCGCGGGTGTGATCAACGTGGGCGATACTCTGGTTGGTGATGACAGCGGCACAACTGCTGATGTTGTTTCCTTCGATTCTCGCATGTTGATCAACGTCGAGAAAGGATCATTCGCACAAGGCGATTGGTTGTTTGATAAGAATTCTGCTGTTGAGGCATACGCTAATCAATACCTCAATAAGTCTGGATCCCTTACGGGTAATGACGGTGGTCGTATTACGATTGACGTTGAAACCATCGGAGATGCATGGGATGCTGGCGATATCATCTACGGTAGCGTCACTGACTACATTCTCGAAATTAAGGGTCTCTCTGGCACACAGATTCAACTTAACCAGTATATCCACGGCACCAACATCTATCAGTTGGAGCTTGGCACTGCAATCATTGATACGGGCGTTTCTGATACATTCCGAGTGGGTGATGAGGTTGTCCTCTTGCAGGGCACCACATTGAAAGATCCTGGTTTCCGTGCAACGGTAACCCAATACATCAATGGCGTCAACGCAGATCCTACTGATCCAAACTATGGCATCCATCGCTTGTTTATTGGTAACCTGATTCCTGTGGGCGTTGGCACTGACATCTCTGATGTTATTACAGGTGCTAATAACATTGGTAAACTTGATATTGGTAGTAACTTCCCAAGCATCTATGCCAACGTTACATCCTACACTGACACTGCATATAACTCTTACGGGCGCGTGGCTGCTATTGATCAGCAGGGCATTACAGCAACCGTCTGGTTGGAAAATGTCAAGGGTGACTTCCTTAACAATATGACCGTCACCTCCGACTACGGTTGGGGTGGAGCAGTTGCCTCTGCACGCACACTTGAGGGTCGTGTTGATCGTTACTTCCGTGGTTTCGATGGCACTCAGACTCAGTTTGATCTCACTATCAGCAACGGTGAAGCATACTTCCCAGATCCCGCTGGTCATATGCTCATCTTTGTCAACGGTATCCTACAACCTCCTGGTGGTAACAACTCCTATGTCGCATTCTCTGACAAGATTAACTTCTCTGAGGCACCCGACATTGGATCTGAATTCGTTGGTTACTATGTTGGTAAACTCCGTCAGATGGACGATATCAGCTTCGAGTTTGACTCCTTGCGCTCGTCCTTCAACCTCAGACGTGAAGGTCTCTTCTACTCACTGACTCTGACTGAGGGTGTTTCTTCTAACGTGATTCGCCCAGAAAACAACATCATTGTTTCACTCAACGGTATCATTCAGGAACCTGGCGTCGCATACGAGATTGTCGGATCTAGAATCATCTTCGCTGAAGTGCCTCGCGCAGGATCAACCTTTGTTGGATTCTCCTACATTGGATCTGACACTGACGTGATCGCTGCAACCGTTGTGCCACCTGTGGAAGCAGGTGACAAACTTGAGATTGACGGTGAAGAATTCGCTCGTGACGTTGCTCTGATCGAATCTTCCAACTCACTGATCACCTTTGAATACACAGGATCCGTTAAGGGTCGTAACGCTGCTGCAATTGCTCAGATCCGCTCTGGTCAATTGAGTAGCGCAATTCTCACCAACTCTGGTGATGGTTACACCTCACGTCCTAACGTGGACGTGATTTCATCCTCTGGTTTCGATGGTCGCATCAAGGCACTCATGGGTATCACACGCATTGACGTGAAGACCCCTGGCGTTTCCTATCTGCAACCAATCGTTGCTATCGATAGCGTGGTCCCAGATGACTTTGTTAATCCTTCAGGCACTCCTGTCAACGGTGGTAGAGATATCTACAACGCTGATGAGGCAATTGATGGCGACACCACTACGATTACTCCTGGCGCGATTACAATCGCTCAGGATCCTGTCAACGTGACAGTTAACCAAGGTCAGACTGCATCCTTCACGGTTGCTGCTACTGTTTCCAACAGTCAGCAACTCAACTACCAGTGGCAGAAGAAGGAATACGGCACTCAGACTTGGAGTAACATCATCGGTGCTAACCAGTCAACATACAACACCAACGATGCCGCTCAGGCAGACGATGGTGACGAATACAGAGTTGCAATTACTGCTGCAGGTGCTACACCTGTTTACTCACTGTCTGCTATCCTCACGGTCCAGACTGGTGCTACTGTAATTAGTAACTTCACTCCAGATCTAATCTTCGACGACATCTAAATAAAAGTAAAACCATGGGGGCAACTGCAAGTTATAACGATGCCACTGACATTCTTACAGTAGCGGCGGATGGTCTTCCCGCTCCTGTAGGTTATGGCACGTTTCCTAATGCCAACAACCCAAACACAGTAACGGAGCAGGATTTCGATCATGCCTTCATTTACCGTGGTGGGTCCTTTGGTATTAGTCGTACATTCGACAGTAACGTTTGGAATCAAGATGGTTTCCTTAGGTCTATAGTCATATCTGGTAATGATAACTCATTGTTTAACAATGAGATCCAGGTGGGTGACAGACTTATGTTTACCTTCAGTGATGGTATTAAGAGAGTATTCCTTTATAAGGGCACTACCTTTACATCCATCGAAGACGAATGTTGGTTGGCAACATCAGATAGACTTGACCTTATTATGAGAGACCAAGAGTCTCTCACCTCTGGCACTTACGAATACTATGATCAACGGAATGGAAGAAGTGCAACTCCTTTGGGCACTATTGGCATTGCCGCTAACGGCGTTGCTTTGTTTAACCCTTCTGCGGGTAATGGTGGGAACCCGCCAGTAGGATTCAGTTGGAATGCTCACTACCCACAATCCCCTGTGGACTTTGGTGATGATAATTGTGGTGGACATCCTGAGCAAAATGGTCAGTATCACTACCACGACACACACTTCCTTGATTGCTGGCGAGAAGGGTCAGCAATGGCAGGATACAATGATTATTATGGCACTACACAATATAACGGTGACAACCTAAGACATCCTGACGGTCACTCCAAGATCATCGGGTATGCATTTGATGGATTCCCCATCTATGGACCTTATGCTTATGCATCTCCATGGGACAATCTGTCTACCCCTAGAGTTATGACATCTTCCTACTCAACTTTATCAGTTGAGGCAGCAGGTAGACCTGACTATGGTAACACCATCCAAAACCCCCCTGCAGGCGCTCTGGTGCAGGACTGGGAGTATGTTGAGGCAACTGGTGACCTAGACTACCATAATGGTAGATTTTGTATCACACCTGAGTTTCAGAATGGCACCTATGCCTATTTCTTAACTGTAGACCCAGATGATATTGATGCTCCTGAATTTCCATACATGATTGGAAACTCTACTAGAGAGACCATCAATACAAACTTCACACTACAAGCACCTGCTGCTCCACCTAGTGGTGGTGGCGGTGACGGTGGTCCACCAGTCCTCCCAACTCTGGCGTTTATCAACCAACCCCAGAATGCTTCGGCAAACCCAGGAGAGACAGCAACATTCTCTGTCCAGGCAGAGATCAGTCCAGAAGACGGACCTATTGCATATCAGTGGTATCGATCCACCGATGGCGGTTTCGCATTTGCTGCTATTACAGGAGCAACTACAAACTCTTATACTCTGAGCGTCCTCACATACATGACGGGATACAGATTCCGTTGTCGTATCATTGGTCCTCTTGGAGTATCACAACAGGCAGAAAACTCACCACTCGACTCTAATGCAGCAACATTAACTGTTACTGGATCTGGTGGTGGTAGCGGATCTACCGCTAATAGATTCGATAGCACGCAGAGCACTCTCGACTCTACGGCACAAACCTTCGATGGCACCTAAATAACACTGTAGAAATCTACCAACCATGGCAAAGCAGAATCTTAGTATTGGATCGTCAGCAAACGACGGGACAGGTGATAGTCTCAGAGATGGTGCTATCAAACTGAATAGCGTCATTGACGAAGTTTATACCGCTCTTGGTAATGACACCAACCTGTTGGTGAATATTGGCAGTCCTACCTCAGGACAATTATTAAAATGGAATGGATCCCAATTTGCTGAGGGAGATTTTGATACGTTAACTTCTAATTTAGATGTTGGTGGATTCCAAGTCAGCTCAACAAACAATGGCGATGTCGTCATAAAACCTAACGGTAGTGGTCATATTAAGTTTTGGGCAGGTGGCACTGGAAGTGCTCTGACATATATTGATGGCACAGACGGTAAACTAAAGTATTCAAACCATTTTGCTGAAACCGCAGATCTTCCTGCTGCAGCAGATCATCATGGTATGTTTGCACATGTCCATGCTGAGAATCATGGATACTTTGCACATGGCGGTGCTTGGGTCCAACTGATTGATTCTGGATCTAGCGTTGGTGAGTTAACCGATGTTGACATGACAGTTGGTGGTGGTCCCTCCGATGGTCAAGTCCTTAAATGGTCTGCTGCCAATAGCAATTGGTATCCAGACAACGATGCTACTGCATCTGGAGGCGGTGGATCTACACAGAATTTATTTGAAGGTTTTAATGCTGATACGGGATCTACTACTGCGAGTGCTGCTACTGACGTGCTTACTGTGGCTGGTGGCACAAATATCTCCACAACTATTGCTGGAGATACGTTAACCATTGACATGACGGGGACGTTGGGAGATGTTGATCAGAATCTTTTCTCTGTTATCGGATCTGATGCGGGATCCAAAACAGCTACTTCTACTACTGCTACTATTAACCTTATTGGTGGCACTGGGATCTCCACTGCTGTGGGTGGTGATAATCTAACAATCACTAATGATTCCCCTAACGTTGATCAAAATATTTTTGCTACGGTAACTGGCGATTCTGGCACTACTACTTCCGATTCCACTACTGGATCATTGGCAGTCGTTGGTGGCAACGGCGTAACGACAACTGTTCTT